GTAGCCGTGCGACCTAAAAAAACGCCATCATTAAGAGCACCCTTGCGTAGATTGCATGACTTACAAAGCACTCTAAGGTTATCAAGATCGTGAGTTCCACCAACCTTGCGTGGGATTATATGATCAATGTGCATCTCACCCTGATCAGTGCCACACACAGCACATGATCTGCCATCACGATTAAACACACGCTCACGCTGGGCGCGATAGCGTCTGCTATTCAACTTGTCTAATGCCATGAGTATTTCTTCCAATGATCTAAGGCTGAACAGAAGTCAGGCTCATCATACTCTGTAACTCCATAACGCACAGCAATATAGCGACTAGACCAGTCATACTGTTGTTCCGGATCAGCAGTCTTTAGATATACAGAATGTCCTTGTAAGAATCCATAGTGTGATCCATTAACAGCTGAGAAGTTCCAGTTACTCTCTTTAGTTGCAAGGGTATCTAAACATTTATAAGTGTTACTTGTTAAATGGCTTTTAATATAATCCTTGATATTAAAGTCTTTTACTTCGACTGCGTTAGCAGTCTCAGTTGGATAGCATTCATTTATGAATAGACTGCCCCCGAAAGCTAACATCGCGGTCGCGAGCAACCGCGCACACGCGCTCGCTAGCGATTTATAGCGTACCGTGCTTGTCAAATCCATCAATGATTTAAGCATGATCTTGGGCGTGTCGTTAGTCTCGTTGGCAATCATGTCGAACAGATGGATCAAATCCGCATAACTGGCAACCCATTGCTTTGTAGCAATAAGCGCACATATATTCGTATTGAACTTCGTCGCAGCAGCTGAACCAAGCAGTGCTATCAGACTTTAATTTGTAGTTGAAACTCATTTCTTATCCTTTCCCCAACCAGTACCTTTGAATATTGCTGGAGTTGAAGTAAATACCCGAATCATGGGAGTTGAGCAATGCAACACCGGGTTTCCGACTGCGCTCATAGAATGTTCTAATTCTTGAACCACTCCACACGTAATACATTCGTACTTATAAACTGGCATTGTGATCCTTACATTTTGTGCAATAGACATCATTTATTAACCAAGTGCCACAGCCTTGACATCTGCTTGGTTCTTGAAACCATTCTGCATAATCGACTTTATTGAGAAGCTGGATCAGATCAGAGAATCGAAGCATGGCTCCGTACTCCCCAGCATCTTCACCTTGCCCATTGAATCTCATCACGACGATCGACAGCTTCCCATCTGCTCTCTTTCGTGTCTGATCCAGCCACTCCTTCGGTTGGAAGGCACTCCGCGCTTTTACTTCGATGTCGAACGGGACACCAGTAATATCGCTACCTTGCCGACCTGCCCCAGCACTTTCGGCATAAGGGAACCACTTTTTTAGGTACTCACCGACGCATTTCTGAGTGCGGTAACCTCGATGCTTACGATGCTGGGAAGCCATTATTTATAACCAAATTGGTGGGCATTGTTCTGCCCGATTCTTTGATGGACAGGTATAGCCTTCGTAAGGCTTACCTGTTTTGCTTGACACGCCTGTTTTATGAATCATGAAATCATGCTGGCACTTTGGTGCTTGCGGTATTTCTTTTGCATTAAGTTCATCAGCTAGTAAGTTCATCGCTGAACTCAAAGTTGGTGCGCCTATTACCGGTACAACTTCTTGAACATCCTTATGGTTTGGAATAGTCCAAGCATCTGCTACTGGCTCTGGGAACTTTTCTTTGATAATAGGCTTCTCGACTTTTGCCATTTCTTCTCGGCTTGGTCGCTTGCCTTTAGCTGCAAAACCTGCGTTTGCAAGTGCTCTGCCAATCGCTGAAGTCTCGCAGTTTTCAAGCGCACTAGTGGCATTAACGCCGCGATCAGAATCCTTCTCTTCAGCAAACCCAGTCGAGTAAGCGACTTGGTCGAGATAAGTGCGGTAGAGATAGGCTTTAATAATATATCGATGAGCTTCACATACTTCCAATTCCGTTGATATGCGTCCATCTGGGAACTCCTTCCAAAACTTTTCCAGCCGACTCTCGACTGTTTCGTAATCGGCTAAATTAAACGCCATGATTAATTTCCTCTTGTTTCACTAGAAACTCGGCTTGCTCGGTTAATGGCCAATGTGATCCATCTGGCCAGATCGACACCCAAACAGCACAAGGCTGACAATAATGTCGGTTGATTCCTTTAGACTTAGCGTGTTGGCTCACCACAGTCCATACAGCTAATGTTTTCCCTTTTCCATTTGGATGATCTTGTCCCCAGCGCATTTTGCAATAATCACACCATTGACCGGGCTTGGATTTAATAACTGTCAAGGTCATTCCAATCAGTTGATGTAATCGATCCAGCGATTGCAGAGTAGCTACAGATGTCTTTGTAACTGTCTGGGTGGTTTGCCGTAGTTTTAATTCGCGAGATTTTGGTGAGGATGAGACAGATTGCGACTTCGTGAGGCTCGATGTTTTTGTCAAGGTACACGCTCCAGAGTCTTGCGATCTGAATGTGATTGAGAGTTGAATCGCCGTATTCACTACCTCGTTCAACAAGGAGTGCTTTGGCTTCATCGAGGATTTCATGCGCCTTCACTCTGACCAAAATGTATGTCGAGCGACCGAACGGCCGAGCTGATAACCCTCTTCTTTGCCTTGCTTAAAACCATGCCCATAACCAGCTGCAACACCGACCGTTAAAAATGCCAGCATCACTAAATATAAATATAAATCTGTATTCATTTTGCCCTTTCCATCAATGGCTTTCATTGATAAAGCGCAATCTACAGGCTACCTAGGACTTATCAAGCACCTTTTGGTAACGAAACGGTAACAATTCTGAATCGTCCATGTGGTTGTCGATGTCTCGCCTCAGCGGATTATCGAGATCGTCCATACCTACGACCGTTAACGGCAAAGGTTCCGTCCTTTTCTATATGAATTGTTGATACCTGAACGCCCTTGGCATCTTCTTCGATGATCAAAAATGCTTGTTGCCAGTTCATTGTCCCTTTGGTGTAATGAGCTTTGCGAACGTCCATCAGATGTCCTCCTTCAAAGCCACGTAAAATACGGCCTATTTTGCCCCCTGAAGCCTCTGTAAAGGCCGACATACCAGCGCGGTGAGTGTGACCACACACAACGCTTAAACCATGTCTACGAGCCGCTCCAAGGGCTGTAAGACCCGCATTAGGATTAATGCCCTGCTCATCTCCATGAACGACTACCCAGCCCTTCTGAAAGGCGTAAGGTTTCTTATGGTAGGTAATACCTAGTTCATCGAGTTTAAGGAACTTCTCAAAGCGTAACTCAGGCAACGCTAGGAACGCTGGGATCTTTTTCATAATCACATTATAAAGACGGTCTGTGTGATTGCTTCTGATCATGTGCGCTTCTTTAGAATGCTCAACCAATGACCATAAAACTTCGACTGTTAAATATCGATCGTCTCCAAGTGTCTGTTCGTACCAGCCAGCCGTTCCTTCTGTCCATCGACTGATCTGAGGGAGATCGATTTCATCTCCCAATGTAATGACGCTATCAGGGCGGTACGCTTTAATAAAAGATGCAACATTGCGTACAGCAACTTCATCGTGATATGGAACCTGTAAATCTGGAACGATTACAGTTCTTTTCATTGTTAGTCCTCATCGTCATCGTCGTAAGGGATCGAGTCGGGAAGTTGTGGCAACCAATTAGGCGATGGCAGGATTGTGGCCGGATAAGTCAAAGGCTCAAGAAGTAAAGCCATCGCTATATCGTCAGGAAAGCCAGCCTTCTTAAGGCTTTTCCAGTATTCATTTAACCCAATGCAATAAGTCTCTAGCATTGAGTAGTCCTCAAGGTCTATCACTCTCTTGCGTGCCATAGGATTATTGTGACTTATCGCATAACAATTCATAGATCTTATCGACGCGTGTCTCAAGTCTATTTATTGAGTCTTTCATCGAGGAACCGCTATTTGGCTTCAATTCCGCTAAATAGTGTTTCACTAGGAATTGGAGCATGGCAGTAACACCACCCAGAACCGTCACGATCCCAACT